TGAAGATGAATACTTAGAACCATGATGACTTATTTTTAAATAATCAAGTATATGTTTTTGTTTTACCTTAATTTGGCCTAAAAATATCTGTATATCTAATATATTTTATATATTTAATTTAATTATATGATTTATTATAAACATACGTTACAACACATTTTTTATTCACTTTGTTGTAAAATTGTTGTAACGAAGTAAAAAAGAGTGAGATTTATTTCTCACTCTTTTTTTGTTCTTCTATTTCTACTCCAGGGAAAACTATATAGTTTTCTCTTATCCAGTAAATTACGTTATAGTCATCAGTATCATAACCATTAAATAACAAATCTTGGATATACAACTTATTGTAGATAAATGGAAACACAAACCATGAAATTCCAAAAGTGAACAAAGCTGTTACAAACATATTAAAAGCCCATTTCCAATCTCCACGATAAAGCGCTGGAAAGAAACCAAAAAATAAAGTGGTCCAGCAGAATCCAAATTTGATTTCTTTATATCTCCCGCTATCATTTTTTAAATAGTATTTCACTATAATACCTCCAATATCTCAACAACGCTTTATTCCCAATATTTAATTTGTTTTAAATACTCAGTTACTTTATTTTCCATTTCTTTAATACGCTCATAGATTTCCTCTTTATCATGATTTTCTACCATCACTTGATAAATTTGTTCAAGAAAAAAATCAGCAATTTCTTTGTCAGTAGTATCTTCAGAATACGCATATAGCATTTTAATAGTTGTTTTTCCTTTTCTTACATCACCGTGGCTTGTAAATACCTCCTTATCAAAATCTACGATTGAATTATAATTTTCAATTGTTTTATTCATTTTGTCCCTCCTATTTTTCTATAATTATATAACTTTAATTACTTATCGTTTGTCGAAACTTGTCGGAAATTATCTATAATATCGCAATAGCAACTAATATTACATCGAAAAATCATATGCAGAATCTACAAAATGAAACCTTTTCTTCCTACTTTTTAAATAAAATAATTTTCAAATAGTTGTTGACTTACTTCGATTATCGTAGTACAATTATAATTGTAAGGAAGATAATAAAATGTGAGTGAAAAAAGGAAACTAAAAACAATATGGTTTGCGGTCAACCTAAACCGCAGAAAGAGGTTTTAAAATGGGAAAATATTTTATTAATTACAACACCGGAGCTGGAAACGAAGAAGTTAATGGAACTCTAGATCAAGCAATTGATACAGCAATTAAAGGCATTAGTTACACTGGCGAAAATGTAGACATTTATAATGTTAATGATTTTGAAAATGCTGTTGCTCAATTAACCTGGTATGGTACAGAGCCTACTAATGATGATGAACCAATTGCAACAATTGGAAACAGTGGCTTTTATAAGCTAACTACATTTTAATTCGAAACCGCCTTGTGCGGTCTACTAAGGGATAGGGTGCTTACAAAAACACTACTGACGACCGTTTAGACCGTTGGTATATCCAACAAATCGATAGCAAGATTGTAGATCGTAGTGGGTTGGGCTTTTTTACAAAAAAAGACGCTTTAGAATATGCTAAAGAATACTTTAGAAATAAGGGGGAATAAACCCTCTTAAACATTTGCAGGAGGCGATGTTATGGATGATAGAATACTAGAATTAAGATTAAAAGGTTTATCTTACAAAAGGATCGCTAATCAATTAGGGATATGTAGAACAACGGTTGAATATAGAACAAAAAAAATCTTTGAGACAGCTGATAAGGAAACAAAAGAAAACCTAGAAAATATTAATCAGTTAAACAAAACTACAAAAACGAAACCCATATTAGATGATGAAATACTAAAATTGAGATTAGAAAAATTAACTTATGAACAAATAGCTAATAAGTTAAGTTATTCAAAAGTTAGTATTGAGAAAAGGCTAAAAAGTATATATCTACACTCAAATCAAGATATTAAGAATAAGCTAGATAATATCAAATTCGAAACAAGACGTAAGAAACGCATTAACTTAGCTACTATATCACCTTATCTTTTGGGAATAATTTGGGGTCTTGGAAGATATAGTGAAGAAGGGGCAATGTTCTTCAGGCACTCAAACAGATACTTCTTGGAGCAATTACAAAACCTTTGTGACAATGAAATTACAGAAGGATATTCTAGGACCGGAACACAATACAAGTTGAAATCAGTACTATTTGATATCGATCAACTTAAGCAAATAGGCTGGACCGAACGTAATGCTGATGAAAGGGATATACCAAAATTAATTGATTATAAGGACTTTCTAAGGTCGTATATAGAGATACATGGATACCTTAGCGAAAATAGGAATAACAAGGGTCTACGCCTACGAATATACGGAAATATTGAATTAATACAGTCAATCAATGAAATATTATCTAATAATGCAAAAGTGAGAATTAAGAGGCTTACTATCTCAAAGAATGAGAAAACGGCAGCTCTATCTTATCAATTGATCAATGAAATACAATCAATCTTCTCTTATATTAGTGGAGAACCAAAATATATAGAATATTGGCAAGCTATTGAAGAAAAACTAGAGGTGATACAATATGAACGAAACTAAACATTGGCTTCAACAAATTCTTGATGAAAATAATCTGACTCGATATCAAGTTTATAAGTCTACTGGATTGTCACAAACAACTATGAGTGATATTCTCAAGAATAATACACGATTCAGCGAAATTAAGGTCACGACGCTCCATGCCTTAACACTAGCAATTGTGAAAAAGGATTTCACAAAAGATTATCTAGATGTAATTGGCGATATGATGGATAGATTTTTATTAAAAAAGACTAGGAATAAGGTCACTCAACTTACTAATAATTAGAATGGAAGTGAGAATAATGAGCAAAACTATCATTGGGAAGATAGTTATTGAAAGTAATTCGGGCTTAGAGGAATTGCATAGAGAATACAAATTAATGGTTGAGCAAGGGATTGAAATGGAATTAATCAAATACAAAAATGATATAGTGCCATTTGTAGAGTTTGTAGAGAACACAGTTAAAATAAATAAAAAAATCGGTAAGACTTATTAAAGCCTTACCTTTTCATTAAGTGTCAAGAATACAAAATTATAAAAGCTAGGAAATTTAATCCTAGCTTTTCTTTTTACTACCATTTTTTGTTATAGCCGCACAACTCATCTAAAGATATTTTTAAAGCATCTGCAAGTAATATGGCCGTAGTGATATTACAATTATTATTACGTTCTATGTTTTCAATTGTTCTAATAGGGACTCCACTATTTTTTGATAACTCAGGAACACTAAGATTTTGTGAAGTTCTAATTTCTTTAAGATTCATACCTATTCCTTCTTTCTAGAAGAAAATAATATTAAACCAAAATAAACTACTACCAAAGTGATAATTACATAATCAATAACTTTCAGATCGTTAAAATCAACTACTTTAAGTATAATTACTAATATAAATATTTGAGTGAAAAATTGATTAATTTCCTTAAACTTATTCATTTATTTTTGAGTTCGTGATATAATAATTTTAGCCCCCTTGAGGGGAGGAGAATTATTTTCTCCTCTTGCTCTTACGTTTTGGTTTAGGTTCTCTAAGTTTTGCGGCTATTTGAACTATTAACCATAATATCGTAAGGGCTTTTATTATTATATCCAACTCTTTCACCTCCTTATACTTATATAATACCACCTTTAAAGGTGGTTGTCAATATGTTTTTGTAAATATATTTAAAATATTTATTAATTTTAAAGTAAAAAAAGGACTAGAAATTAATCTAGTCCTTTTTGATTATCTAGTAAATACAATGTATAACGCCAAACCAACAATCGTCACCAATAATACCAAATCAGTTATTGTTATTTTTTTCATAAAACCTATAGGTAATACAATCAATTTTAAGAGGTTTACAAGCGTTTTGAAAGTCTTTCTTATAATAAATCGAATTAACTCCCACATTACTATTGTCAACACCAAAATTGGATAGAATACCCAAGTGTGGGAGGCAAACACATCCCACACTTGTTTTAAATAATCAAATACTACTGTCATTGATGTATTTTGATGTTGTCTTGTGGATGTTCTGATTGTTGCATTTGCTGTGCCATTTCCAACAATTCTTGACGTTCTTTTTCTTGTTCCAACACCTTACTAGCGTTAAGTCTTTTGAGTTCTAGATTTGCCATATCCAATTTTTGCTTAATGCCGTTATGATCAACTTCACGAATATATGGTTTTACTTTATCAAGCAATTCGTATGCTTCCTTTAATTTTAGTTTAACTTGATCTGGATATGCTTTCACACTTAAGCCGATCAATTCATCAACTAATTTATTAAGATTTTCATGGTTGATGCGTTCAATCCATTTTGTTAAAGTTTCTAATCCTCCACCATTAACCGCAAATAAGCCGATGATACTTCCAAGAGTGGCTAACCCAAATAGGATAAAAAACCATTTGCTTACTAGTTCGTAATTAGCAAAAGTGAAATGATATTTTTCAATTAGTAAATCACCAATCGCTGCATAAAAACCTAATACTGCAACGTTACCTGCTGATGTTTTAGGATTAGCTTTGAATATGTAAGTTAAAGCATTTATAAATTTTTTCATATACTTACTTAGTCCTTTCTTTTTAATAAAATAATAAAATTTTTCCCCTTCTTCAAAAGTTGTTCTAATACTCTTTTCTAATCTTTTTGGGTTTTCTAACGTATTAGAATGCCTAAAGGATTTAAACATATTCCCAACTCTGATGAATGGTGTATGTATATCGCCAAACTTTTCCAAGATGTACAATCCAAAAGCTGTAATAGCGAAATACATCATAACGTTTGCTAAAACTTTGTTTGCTTCTTGTGTTTCTAACAAGCGAAATGAAAAATAGGATAGAAAGCCTTGCACTAAGTGATTGCCTAATATCCTATTAACTAAATATTTTAATGGTAGCCATATCTTTTTAATTATCCAATTCATGACATTTCACCTCACCTCCTAATCATTAAATACAACATTTACCTTTTCACGTTTCACCGTTGGTTTTCCATTAATATATCCTAAAAATTCTATATAAAACGAACCAATTGTCACAAAAACATGATCAATAAAATATTTACCTGGAATGATATCTCCATTAGAATTGCTTGCTTTATTATCACTAGTTAAATCGTTGCTTGATAATTCTACATATTTAATATCGTAAATTTTGAATGTGATGTTTGTAGGCTCAGCAGGGTTGTTATCAAAGTCTAGGAACTCAATTTCAATTCGTACTGTGTTACCTTTTTCAATTTGCAATTGTATCACCTTCCTTTAAAGTGATATTGATATTTCTTTTTAAAATAAAAACACTATGTTTCATTTTTTTAAATGTCATAGTGTTTTTTCTTAAATTAAATTTTACATTTTGATTCATGCACTTGTAAGTTACTTGATGTTTACTAGATATATAGTTTACATTCTGTTTAATAATTTGATGATTTATTTTACTTTTAAACATTCTAGTTGTTATGTTAATTTTATCGATCACATTTGATAAAACTAAAAATGCTTTTTCTGTTGTAGTTTTATTATGCACTTCATCATACATATCAACAACAATTTTTGCTATACCACTTTCAAATCCATTTATTTGAACTAAACCTGTGAATTCTTCACCATCTCGGCTTAATATAATTGTAAAATCATTTTTTCCATTGTCGACTGCTTTTGCTTTGTATATATCAATGTATTCATTTGATGATACTCGAAATTCCATATATTCGCCTTTACCGATATATCGCGGAGCAAATATTTCAATTTTAGGAGAGATTGTATCAAGTTGCAAATTAAAATAATTACTCATTCCACTCACCGCCACTTGATTGTGCGTAAATACTTATTGTATACCCACCATCGCCCTGTGATAATTCTTCATCATCAATTGTTATTGTTTGATTTGTATTTATTAATAATTTGTAATCATTTGGTGTCACATCTTCTCCACAAGTAAGTGTTTCAGAAGGGTAAAGGGCGTTATCTAATTCTACGAGCAAGCCTTTACCCCTGCCGATTTCATTACCACTTTTTACCGCCCTTACTTCAAATCTTTCTAAGGTTGTATTTGTGCACTTGAAAGTAGCGGTAGATACATCCATATTAGACTCATCGGATATTTTTGACTTATTGAAATTTACAACATCAATAACAGGTACCGCCATTTAACTCACCACTTTATACTGACCAGTTCTGTGCTTGGTCTCTTACGAATACTTTTATTATTTTATTTCCATCACCAGATGAAGCAGTTTCTAGGTCTGACCCATTTATTGTACAATTAATGGGTGTTTCACATGGGTATGACCCTATACCATTCATGTTTGTAGACCCCATTGTTGTTGGAATTTGAATACCTGTATCGTGAGTTGCGCCAACCGAAGCTACTACCTTTATCTTATATTCGAGATAATATGAATCAGGTGTTGATGTAACTGTGAAACTAAATGCTGATTGATTTTTACCAGCCATTACCGAAATTTTTGAAACGTCTGGTCCAGTAATTGTTACAGTAGGTCTTGTTGTGTCGAGTGTAATACTATCGCTTACTTGAGCTGACTCATTATAAACATCATCTCGAACCACTACACTAAGTGTTTTATTGCCATCGCCAAGGGATAGCAATATTGATACACCAGTCGAAAAAGCAACCCAAGACGACAACTCTCTAGTAGCTTTATAGTTCAAATTATATGTTCCATCAATGTCTCCCCAAATTTTCATTTGGTATCCAGAAGTGACTCCATCTCCCACTGAAATTGTTACTTCTACTAGTCGATCAGTAGCATAGGTACTATTGTTGTTGATTTTTATCGACGGACTCGCTGGTCCTGTCGTATCTAATATTAAACTAAAATTATTTGCCATTATATCAATTCCTTTCTATTCTTGATTTGATCTTTAACGGCTTAGAGTATTTGATTTTACTGTGCTTGAAAATAATAAGAGGTACACGGTAAAGGGTCTAACATTCCGTCGGAAGGGTCTCTCCAATGAGATACTCTCATTATAAATCCAACTGCATATACTGTAGCTGGAATAGCATTTGTAAATATAGTTGTTACTGCACCCTGTGTTTTACAAGTTGATGAATAATTAATGCCTGCATCATAACTACCGTTATTAACTCCACTTGTGCCTAAATAAACCCATCTTGTAGCATATACAATTGGTATGATTGTTATTTGACTTGCTATAACTCCTATAATCATGCTTTCAACGCTCCAATCAATATCCATGTATCAATTAAAATCTTCTTTAATGTTACTGCTTGATATTGTAGATTTATTCTTCGCTTTTCACCTTCACTATGTAAAGTAACCCCTGAGTATGGGGTTATAGATACTTCGCCTATACCATATCTACATATAGTAATCTCAGCGCCTATAGGAAATGCACTATTAACATTAGATGGTATTGTTACAGTTGTTGTGTTTGTTAAATATAAAAAACTATTTAAATGTGAGTTTACATTAAGAACTAAACTACCACTTGATGTTGACACTCCACCTCCAGAATTTATTTCGTTAACACAATCTTCTATCCCGCTTTCTATACGATTAAGTTGAGTTGAACTAAGTTTTGTAACACCATTAACCCATATTGTTTTTGCAAATGTTATTAAGCCCATTTAATCACCTACTTCACTCGAAAACCATAGATAACGACTGGTTCGTCTGTTCCGTATCCATAATCTACATACAATACCCCATTTGTTAATTTTGCACTGAATGATATTTGTCTATATAATGTACTGCCACCACTATTTATTGAATCGATCAATTGAAAACTTTTATAAATACTATTTAACATAATTCTTGGAATAGTTGTATTAACCGTGTTGTATGTTCCACCATTCTTTCCGACTCTTAATGATACAATAAAATGGTCAAAGAATTCATCTACTGTGATGTTTTGTTTTTCGGTGCCGATGTATTCATACTTGTGTAAACTATTAAACGCGGATATTATTTGCGCTTCAGTTTTACCACCTAATGTACTAGCGTTATCAGCATCAACTGTTTTTGCTACTTTAGTTGTGCCGTTTAATATATTAGATAATTCAATGTGGCTATGTCTTAACGGTAATAACATACCACAATAACTATCTTGGTCGCGTTCGTCTATTATGTCCGTTATTGCTACAACGTTACTTCCACCACGATAAATAATTCTTGCTAACGATATTTCATATATTGTCGAACTTCTTTCAAGAGCAAACGGAACAGATGAAGCACCTTTTTTTACAACAGTTTCTAAAGTTTTAGTTGTTTCATTTAATCTTACAATAATTCTATCTGCTCTGTCTGATGAGCCATAATCTATCGTGAGTATTTTTGATTCAGCATTGATGTATAATCTACCGCCTACAAGTGCAGCACCACTTGAAACCGTTACATTAAGATTGGTGCCATTTGCAGTTATTTTTAATTCACCACCATAACCTTTTAAATAACCATCTTCACGGCCGGCCAATGCACTAAATATATCAGCAAATGCTTTAGCTTCATATGTTTTGGGATTATCTACACTTGAATTAAAAAAATAACTTAATTCAGCCATTTATATCACCTAACCTTTCAATAATTCTAAGTCTTTTAATCTATTATCAATAACTGATTTAAGAGTGTTTTTATCATAACCTATAGTAATTAACGTTTTCTTTAATCCTTTTTCGTAAAATTCAGTCACTTTTGTTACTCGTAAATCTTGCTGAGTTTTCTTAGTTTTAATTGTGACTTTATCGCCTAAATAATAATCAGTCCGGAAGAAAGAATTTATTTCGCTAATGACCTCTATGTCAAAATTATAGATATTTGAAAGCTCTGCTATTCTTTTATTAGCGTCATCCGATGTACCAGTTATTGCTAATTCTCTACGATTATAATCTACCGGTGTGCCAACTTTTGATAAAATTCCATCTTTGACAGCATAAATGAAATTAACATAATTTCTCTTTGACTTAGTTGTTTTAATTCGTATGTTTTTGAATTCATTTTTGAATAAAATAATATTGTTTTCGGTTTGATTAATTGTTCTATCTTTGCCTTGATATATAATAACTTTTATTTTTTTGTTTATTAAATCGAGTGCAAATTTCCAACCAATTTCACCGTAAATTGCAAGTTCTTTTACATCATTTAAAAGGTTTGTATTTTTGCGATTGTAATAAGTAATAATCCCTGAAAAAACTTCGCTAAAGTATAAAGGAATAACCTTTCCAACTGCTGAAAATTGCCTGTTAATTAAATGATACATTTGAGTTCCGGTCGCTGAAGTAGCACTTCCTGTTTCTTCAACTACACGCCAATTACACATCTTTTTTAGTTCGCTACCTTTAACAATTAATAAGTTGTCATCTTCAATTACATCTTCAACTAAAAAAGGTTCTTCAGGTCTTATAAAGATATAATCATCAACATCTATTATTTCACTGTTTTCATTAATAGGTAATATAAATTCAAATTCACCACATTCAGAATAAGTGTGTTCTAATCTTAAAGACTTAAATTCAATTATTTTTGTTTTGAAATTAAAGTCCTTATCAATTACATTAATCATCTTACACACCTTCATATCTTTCATTATAGTGAATGATCATCTTTGGTTTTCCACCATTTGATGTTATCTTTAGCGTATTTAATCCTACATCTAATACAAAGAAGTTTGAATTAATATCGATTAAATTAAATGCTGAAGCAATCACACCGCTTGGATCTACTTTTTTAACTGTATATTTTTGCGTGTCTATTAATAGTTTTTCATTACTTAACAATGATGTTTTTATTGTGATAAATTCACTTGTTTCTTTTTTAGTGATTGTAATAGGTGATGTTGCTGGTCCTAACGCTTCAATCAATACAGGTGTTTCAATTTGGCCGTTGTTTATAATTTTTACTTCTGAATCAGTCATTGCAAATTCTATTGGAAAAGAGAATCCGACACTTTCGACCAATTCAAATCCACCTTGATAATCCTCGAGGATTGCTATATCTTCAATCGTTTTTAACAGCAAAGGATTAGTTGCGACCATTTCAACAGAAAAGCCTACTTGACCGTTACGCCTAGTAGGTATATCTTCAATTCTTCTTATGAGGACGCTTGTTTTAACATCAATATGATTGTTAATATATCTGAAAACACCTGGACTATTTTTAGAAGCAAAGATTCGGTTGATTTCCTCTTTTTTAGCGTACATATCCTTCATGTTGCCAGTTCTTACATCAAACTTCATATTTATTGGTCTAATACCTAAATTAACACTTTCAAAATTAACACCATCAACACCATAATTTTGTGTAGTGTTTAGCTGTACATCTTTTCCGCTTAATCCTTTTATTTCAGTCAAAAAATAAGGGAAAGAATATGCTATCGTTATTTCTTGACCTAATTTATTGGTATAAATTACTTTTTGCATATTCTTCCTCCTTACTTAAATGCACTTGCCAACGTATTTGCATTATCTTTTTGACTTATCCAAATTTCATAATCTGATTTCTCTGATGTGCTATAATTATTAATTTGCGTGATAGAATTACTTGTTGAAGATGTGTTTGCATCTTCGCCACCCGATTTACTAATTAATGAGCCCAATGAAAATATGCCCATTATTCCATGATCCGTTAGCCAACTAATCCATTCAAAAACTGGTTCTAATTTTTCGAGTACAAAGCCCAAGGCACTAATTAATACATCAAGCACTGGTACTAAATACTTATCAATGTACTCAACAAACCTAACAAACAAAGGCATTAGTTTCATACCTAATTCAGCAAACAATCCTTTGAATTTTCCCATAGTATCATCCCATTTATCATTTGCTTTTCCTGCTGCTTTTGCTTCTTCGTTTGTGATAATTCCTAATTCACGTTTTTTAGCGATTAAGTTTTCTATTTCACTTGCTTGTAATTCAAGCATAGGATTAATTTCAGTTGCGAGTTTATCTCCAAAAATAGCATTTGCTATCCCTAGTCTTTCGGTTTCACTTGATACTCCACCTAAACCTAATACAATCGTTTTGTATGCTTCATCACTTGACATTGCCAATAAACTCTCTTGACTTATTCCTAATGCTTCAATAGCATTAGTTGCTTCATTGGTCTTTCCTGTTGCTAAATCACCTAATATAGCATTAGTTTTTACAAATGACTGATTTATCTTTTCGGCTTCAACACCGCTACGTTCAGCTACGAAATTCCATTCTTGTAATGCTTCGGCACTGATATTATACTTATTTGCTGTTTCATCTATTTCATCAGCGAGATTAATTTGACTTTTCGCAAATATTCCAACCGCAACAGTTGCTCCTGCTGCAATAGCTCCAACAGTAGCAACCTTAGCCGCAGTTCCAGTTAATGTAGCAACATTCATTCCGCCTACATTAATACCTTTAGTTGCTGGTAATCCTCCGAGTTGTACTGCTGATGTATTCGTTACTGGTGATATAGGATTTGCAAGAGGAGTTGTATTGACATCATCTAATTGTCTTTCATAACCTTTTAGGTAATTAGTAGCTTTGAGTATTTCTGTATTTGTATCTTGCCATTTTCGTAAAGCACCATCATTACCAGCAATAGCGGATTGATGATAGGCTTGAGACTGATTTTCTAATTCTTTTAATTTTAGTTTTTGAGTTGATAAGGCTTCACTTAATAACTTTTGTTTTGCGGTTAATAATTCTGTATCAGTTGGGTCAAATTTTAATCCTTTTTCAACTTCTTTAAGTTGTTTGTTGGTTCCGGTAAGATTAGAATTAATTTTTTTTAAATCACCATCTAATTGCGTCATATCTGAACCAATAACGATATTTATACCACGTATGCTTTCCGCCATATTTTCACCTCCTAGAAGAAACGATCTATATCTTCTTGAGTACCTTTTCTAGTGTTGCTACCTTTTGAATTAGTGAATGTTTCTACCATTTCCATAAGCAAAGAAAGCGACAAAAATTGAAAATCACTAAGAGTGAGATTCATGTACTTTGTCGCAATTAGTACAATTTCAGCAGTTGATGTTACTTCATCATTTGTGCTTTTTTTTTATTTTGTTGAGTGGTTTCAAACACTATTCCAAAACATTTAAAAATCATATCCAAAAAATCTTCATCAAAGAAAAATCCTAATGGAATTGAATTAATAAAATCCTCATAGATTAACTTTCTATTTGCTGAATATGCAATACAGAACAAAAAATCAACTAAGATTTCAAAATCAGTTTCTTTACTAAGTGTTTTCAAATCTTTCATTAGATCCTTTTTAGTGAGTTGTTTGTAATTAAGCATTACCATAGCGGATGTATTAATAGGGAAGTCGACTTTCATCAACTCCCCATCAATTTCTTTTTCATATTCAAATTTTCGCATACTATAAACCTACAGGAGTATATACAGTATCTAAAAACGTACCGAAAACTAATTCATTAGTTTCATTAGGAATAACAGAAGCCTTAACATATCTATCGTCACTCATACGAGGATTACAAGAGATTGTTAATGTTTTTTGATTAGCTTCGATTGTCGCTTCTTTTGTCTTTGTACTTTCGCTAGGTCTTCCTATATTGCAATTATAATACCAACACTTGCGATTTTTACTATCTCCATCAATCGTGAAACCTAATGCAAATGGTTTAGGAAGTGCTTTACCGTCTTCGATTAATACTCCATTAGTATCTAACTTAAAACCTAGAATATCGGTATAAAACCAATCTGGTATTTTATATATTACGACATTACCAGTATAACCGTCATTTACAGTTGCTTCAAAGTAAACACCGTTATCAGCATAGTTTGTTACTTTTTCACCTTCAGGATCTAGTTGTAATGAAACAGCGCTATATAATTTTTTGGGTGTTGCATATGCATGTAACCCAGTTTCTAAATCAAACGAATATGTAGATATACATACGTTCGACAAACCAAATTCTATTTTATTATCATCCATGTGAATTCCTCCTTATATTTCAAATTCATAAATCGATTGAGTAATATCTTGGTCTTGATCGTAATAATCTCTTTGTTCAAAGATTATGTTAGCATTTTTTAAGACTTCATCAGTCTTTGTTATTAACGTAGAATCTTGTTTGTGGAATACGCTTAATTGCACAGATTGGAATGTTTTATAAATTCCATTATCAGCAAGCAGAATACGATTGTATAATTTTTGGTACACTGCATAAGGAACATTTAAAGGTTCTCTTTTTGAGCCTTTTGCTACCGTGTTATATATCGATATTCCTATTATTTCTAAAATTGGTTTAAGTTCTTGGAGTGTCATTTAAACCTCCTAATAATCTATCTTTGATGTAGCAATTAATAGCGAATCGCCTTCTTTTTTACCTTTTTCATCAGCTCTACCACTAATAATTAACTCCACATTTTTTACTAATCTTCCTTGAATTACTTTCTCATACGCTGGCCGTAAAAACGGTTGTGCCAGTACGTGAACGTAACCATTTTTTGTTTTGTGTAAGTGGCCAAATTCAATGATGTGAGGATAATGTGAACGAACTGGGTTATGTATAATAATTTTTATAACACCTTTAGAAGTTTTTATTGACTTAGTCCAAGTATCAGCCATGTGTATCATACTATCATCATCTCTTGGAGCTGTATTTTTTATTTCCTCAATTAATTCATCAGCTGCTTTAATATTTTCATTAATAACTGCTTTTTGAACCTCATCCTTATATTCTTCAAGTATCTTTTGTAATTGTTTCGCAAAATCCATATTAATCACCTACCTTTGACTACAAATAAGAGTTATAAAAGCTTCATTCTGTTGATTTGTCCTCTCAACTTTATAATTTTTATAGTTATAAACAACGGTGGATTCACCTTTGTATGAACTAGCTCTAATAACAAATGTAATTTCCAATTTAATTCCCGCTTGCATTGCTAAATAATACTCTTTTTGAGTTACTGATAACTTTTTAGCATCAATAGTTTTCCTATCTAATTCTATTGTTCGCATAATATTATTTTCGTCTTTTTGTTCGTTTTCTGTGATTAATTCAATTTTTGTGTACATAATCACCTCTAAAACAATGAAAGAAGGACATCAAATGATGCCCTCCCTCATAATTGTTTTTAATTTAAGTTTAAAAGCTATTTTTTGTACAGCTTTTGACAATTTTTCTAGATCAACTTGTTGTCCTGGATATATATCACGAAGTGCAATATATTCAGAAATTGCTATCAACATTCCAAGTTTTAATAATTCTTTCTCATCATCATTAAGGACCTCTTCTTTAACACCTTTTATCATAAATTCAGCTTTTACAGCATTCATCATGGTAATAAGTGATAATTCTGTTTCATCTGTCCGAATATATTCTTTCACTTCATCTATAGTCAGCATAGGACCACTCCTTTATAGGATTTATAGTGTTAATAATGGGCTTAATATAACCTTTGCTGCTTTTGTATCCCAAATACGAGTATCTTGACGAACTATTGCTCTCATAATAGTAGCATTTTTAATAAATCCCGCTTCTTTTGAAGATGCAACTTCCATTTGTTGTCTATCAAATAATATCATAGCATCTTTTAATGAACCGATAATGAATGGTGCATAATCTTTAGCAAGTTCTGCCTCACCAATAGTAATATTTGGTAACAGATAATTATCATAAACTTCAACTTTACGGGCCTTGAAACGATAAGGAAATTCTTGTGTTCCATCACCTGTTAGGTATGGTCTACCGTTTAAATCTTCCAATTGGTCTAAAATATCTAGTCCATCTTGATTAGTTACAATGACAGCCTTTTTAGATATAGTTGTAGGAAACCCTTTATTTAAGATTGATTTTGCTTTTTTAAATGTTAATGTTTCAGTTAATGTTTCTTTCGCAAATCCACCTACAGTTCCTGCTAAAGCTAAAATACCTTGTGATCCTTTTGAACCATCAGAATTTAAAATCATGTCATTATCTGTAGCATATTGCTTTTTAACAAACCAATTTGCAAGATAATCTACTAATCCACCAGTTTCATCATTCAATAAGTGGTTAGGAACTGGTAATATCCCACCCAAATCACGAATTTTAAATGTAACTTTATTCCATCCTGGACCATTAACGTTAGGAATATCTGTTAATTCAGTAATATCAACAAATGGCACGTGTTCAGCATCTTCTTCAATTACTCTGCTACCTTCAACGACTGTAACAGGTTGTACTGTTATTAATGAACGTAAGGATACATATTCACGTTGTAGAACGTTAATTCTAGTTTGAACATCTTGAGGTATTAAGTATCCACCATCTGGACCAGTTAAACTAGATAATGCAACGATTTCATCATTTGTCATTGGATTTTTTGAAATCATTTTTGCAAATGCTCTTACTTGCAATTTGTTATCAATTTGATTGTTAGGTACAAGTGGTGTATGGTTTTGTTTGTCAGCTTCAAATGAATCTTTTTCAAGGTTATAATCTTCTTGTAAGTCTTTCATTTCATCAAATGCTTTTCTTGCTTTTGCTTTGAAATCAGTTTTATCAGCATCAGTAACATTTTCGCCTTTTGCTTTAGCTAAAAAATCATTTGCTTCTACTTTCTTAGCGTTGATTTGTTCTAGTAATTCTCGCATTTTTTTATTCATTGTTTCTTTCCTCCTAAATTATAATAAAAAAGAACTAGATTCAATTTCTAATTCCATTTGTAGTAGTTCAATATCATCATTTTTATTTTTTATCACCTCAACTTTTTCAAGTTGTTTAGGCACACGTTTATAATTTTTGAAATTATCTGATATGCATGCTGCTGTATTATTTTCTACTCCAACTTCTATTTTGAAATAGTTTGCAGCTTCTTTTCCGGTAAGCCATGTTTCATTATTTACAAGTTCTTTAATTTTATCAAGAGTAACTTCATCTTTGATTTTGCCTTCATAAACATTAAGAATACCTTCATCAATTTTATCTAAGATATTGGCCATTTCTCGCATATCATTGGAATTACCACGTGTATAATTCCAAGCTTTATGGATCATCAAATAGGCATTACTTGGAATGACTATTTTATCTCCAACCATAGCAATAACTGAAGCAATACTTGCGGCGATGCCATCGATATAAACTGTTTTATGTGCTTTATGTCTTTTAAGCATGTTGTAAATTGCCATACCACTAAATACAGATCCGCCATCACTGTTGATATAAATATTTAAGTTCGTTACATCATCAATTGTTTTAAGAAAATCGCGAATTTCAGTAGAAGTTACATCACTATCCTCCCATTTCCAGTCTCCACTAATAATGACCCCATAAATATATAAATCGGCGCTGTTTTGAGTTTGGTTCTTAATTCTTAGGTACTTGTCCACCTCCTCCACCTCCTCCCATTGCATTATCTTTAATAGCTTTTAATGGTGATAAATTTCGTGTCATATATGGTTCATCAGCTTCTGGTAATTCCAACTTATTGAAATCTTCTTTTTCTCGTATTTCGTTTGGAGTTATACCAGCTATTTCCATTAAGCCTTTATATGCAGTAACACGAGATTGCATATCACCACGTAAAGCGCTTGACATGTTGAATTTAACATAGTATTTATTTTGCTCACTTAGAGTAAAAAACTTATAGTTAAATTCTTCCTCACAAGCTATAACATCAGGCAACATACAATTTTCACCAAATAATAACTTCATTTGTTCAAAATTATTAAATGTTGCTTTTTCCATATCATTCAGCATAAACACTGGTACATTAAAGATATTTGCTATTTCAATTTGATTCATTTTCTTTGACATAATAAATTCTGCATCTTTAAGTGGCATTGAAATATCTTTAAAATCTAGCCCAAACGGCAATATAGGAATTTTACCAGCATTATTTCCTCCGGCATTACGCGTAGCCCACATATTTTGTAGCGTAGTTATTTCATCTTCTCCAAGTTCTTCTTGTGTTGTTAATGCACCTTGGACTAGAGCACCGTTCTTATAGAAATTGCCTTCAAATCTTTGAATAGCCTGCAAATTACCAATATTTTCTCGCGCAACCGTTAGTGGAGCCTTCCCAACTTTTCCATCTAAAGTGGTGTAGGGTATATGTGCAATTTCATCCTCACAATATTGTAATAACTCTCCCTTATCATTTCGATACTCATACCAATAATCCCCATTATTATCTTTTTGTATCGTAACTTTCGATGGGACTAATGGTTTTAAAGCAGTGTGAAAACCAAAATTATCAAACTCTTGTAAAATAAAGGAATTACCCCAAAGCATAAGTGATGCTTCTATAAATTTTTTAAATTGCGAAGGTGTTTGATATTTATTTGGCCTTTTTCCCATTAGATAAACTAATCTATGTTGACGTTCTCGCTCATTACCTTTATTGGTGTGTTTGAATAATTGTAACGGAAGTTTTGAGAAAGCATTGCATCTAATATTAATACAAGCAAACACATAACTAAGATTTGTAAATGAACCTTCAGCTGTTACGGTTTCGCCACTATAAGTAGTAGAAGTAAATGCACCTAATAATGTTTTCCATTTTTCATCATCAACTACTATTTCATTTTTGATTGTATTATTGACTATTCTTCTTCCCAGCAAGGATTTTCACCTCCTTTTATTACTTTTTAACTTTGTTTTCGACAATTTCCCTAGGATTTCTTGATAAAAGTAATCCGATTATAAATAAAATAAGACCAAGCAAATAGATTGCAATGATCTCATTAAGTAAATATGTTTGATAAATAATAAGTCCTAGACCACCTAAAATAAAATAATCTTCTAGAAATAGGCTTAAAAATTTTATTAACTTTTTCAAAACATTTTATACTTCCCTTCTTTTAATGCATATGATAGACTTGGTTTTACCTTAACGTTCATAGTTCTATGATGACTGTCTATAATTGCTGCAACCGGGTCTATGCGATCTATCGATTTTGATTTATCTAACATAATATTTTCTTTTGTATCAATAATGGTTACTGCATTGCCCATTGCCCAACCCAATACAGGATTACCATCATGTTCCACATTTCCCATATATACTTGTTCTCTAAAATCTTTAGTTGGACCAGTTAATGTAGGCATTGTCTGTGGAACTTCAATACATTTATTTTTGAATCCTTCAAACTGCAAATCATTGATCATTGATGTTGAATTCCATGTATCAAAACAAATCTCATTAACTTGAATCTTGAAATTTGTTTTTAGCCCATGTATCCATTTCTTAATATAATTATAATCTACAACTGAACCAGGAGTAGTTGTTAACCAACCATTTTTTTCCCAAATATCAAAATTTTGCTTATCTGTTTTAATTCTTTCTTCCAACTTTTCTTGAGGAATAAATGAATGAGAGAATATAAAGTATTTAGGTTTATCTTCAAATATCTTTTTAAATTCTGCACATACACTTGTTAAGTCTATTTTAGAAGATAAGTCAACTCCAACTATACATTCTTGACCTTGGAACTGTTCTAATTTGAGGTTTTTATTCTCACACTTTTTCCATTTTTCCAGGTCCATGTAGCCATTTTCCCGCTTATTTATCCAAATGTTTAATGTTTTTGTTAGGTAGGAACGCATATATAAATCAGGTGCTTCTACAGCTTGCTTTAAATCATATCTTAATGCATCCATACCTTCAGAGAATGTAGCTACTAACGGGTTACATTTAATCCAAACTGATTCATCTTTATAATCATCGTCTTTATCTAATTCACATATCATTACAAAGTATTCATCATCAACTATTGGATTGTTAGGATCCAGTATTTGTTTACATCGTTCATACTCTTTGTAACAAGGAAACGTTAGATTAAAACCAGCTGTAGTAATAATTATTCCTAGACGGTTAGGTTTTAGTTTCATCCCGGTCCACAATGAGTCTACAATTTCTGTTGTTTCGTGATTATGATATTCATCAACTATATACACGTCTGGATTACTTGAATCACCGGTTTTTCTTGCTTCATGAGATAATGGTTGAATAAAGCTTTCGCTTTTTATGTGAGTTATTTTACCATACGCTGGTGTATATTTCCCTTTAAGAAAAGGGCAGTTTTCAAAATAAGTTTTTAGTTGATTAAAACCAGCGTTAGATTGATCTTTAACCCATCCAGCTATATAAATCTCTTTTTTACCTTTACCATTAAAGCCTAAGTATGATGAAAGTAATGCTACAATACCTGTTTTCCATTGTTTTCTAGCTGTCTGAATATAGACTTTTTTAAATTTTCTATATCCACTAACTTTTAATTTCCAGCATAATATGTTTGCACATATGAATAAGTGAAAATCAGTTAATATTAATTGTTCACCAATATGAATGCCATCAAAATATTTAAATAATCTTGACCATTTATAGAACTTATACAGTTCATCTGCATCAAAATAAAAAGGGCAATCTTCATTTTCTAATAAAGATATGTCCTTTAAAAATCTATCGCATGCCCAACTTTCACTTTGACCAGTTACTTTTCTTCTTTCAACAACATCCAGTGCATGATTGTATAACCTGGTTACTAATTCCTCAATGGTTTCATCTCTCATACATTATCAAACAACTCTTCCTCTTCTGTCTTTTCTTTTTTCTTTGCATGAGGAATTGCTAATCTTGCTCTTGACTGAGGAGTAAGACCAAACTCAATTGCATACTTACGAATGTTATCAGCAATGCTTAATTTTTTAGAAGTGTAGTTAATGATCATTTTGTTAATGTTCATTTGAGTTTTAACTTGAACTTCAATATCTTCTATTTTTTCAGCTTTTTCATATAGTTCGTTAAGCCTTTCAATTTCATTTTCAAACTCTGAATATTTTATTACTGAATCGCAGTACACCGCGAGAGTGTTAACATCAAGGTTGTTTATTATTTTTATTTTTTTGAGTTCGTCAACACTTTTTTTAAATAACTTCTTTGCTTCCTCACTTAGCCAAGTTGGAGGCTTTACACTGTTCGATGGGGCTTGAAGTTTTTCTTCGTTCTTTTTTCTTTTGTCAATAAATTCATTAGATCTATGAGGCTTATTTACAGATGTTTTAATCAAATACTGAATTGGTTGATTCGGCATATATGCAACTCCTTCCTTTAATAAAAATAAAAAGTTTGAAAAGGGGAGTTTTTACGTACAAGCTTCCCTCTTCGTACCCTAAGGTACAAAATTATTATTTTTAGTACCGGGGGGATGTAATATATCTAACACTTTGTGTGTAGAAACACACTATTTCAACTTTCTTCCTCCTTACCTTTATGAATTGTGTTGTGACATGCTTTACATAAGCTAATTAAATTGCTCATAGTCAATCTTAGATGCCAATGTGTTTTTAAAAACTTAATGTGATGTACTGTTTCAGCTGGTTTAATTATCTTATTTTTAAAACAATGTTGACACATATAATTGTCTCTTATTAACACTTGTTCCTTTGTCCGTTTCCAACCAGGCGTCTTATAGAATGCTTGTTCTTTAATATCGGTACGTGTTTGATTGTAATGCTGATGCATCCATTCTTTTTGCTCATCGAGTATATAAGAGTGTTGTTCACAATAACCATTGCGAGTTAGTTCAGTGCAACCGAACTTATTACATTGTTTTAGTGGCTTATCTGGAATATTATCACCTCTCTTAATAAAATAGCAAAAAGAGTAATCAATTAATGATTACTCTTTTTGGAAGTTATACAGCACTAACACCGAAATATATTAGTGATCTAAGTATAAGTAGGAAAGTTATAAAACGGACAGGAGGTCCAGTTAAAACGGAGCCAATCATCTTGGAATAATGGTGGCAACGGTAGGAATCGAACCTACAAACATAAAATTTAATATATTTTATCGCTATACCAATTTGCGTACAGAGCCATTATATAGAGCAGTAATTAGCTGCTCTATTGGAGAGATTGTTTGAAAGGATTTTTGGGATATAATATATAGGAAGACGATTACGAGTAGAACCAGGGTGAAATTCTACAATACTATATTATCTTGAAATATACATTAAAAACTGTCAATTTACTGTCAATTTACTGTCATTATTCCACTACTAAACCCCATAATGATATTACTTCCGCTAATTGCTGCTGTGCTTCTTTTAACCTTCTAAAATATGTTTCACAACTAAATCCTATCATGATGCTAATTCTTACAGCTGAATAATGTGGTTGCATCACATATCGATATGTGATTATATCTTGATATGGTCTTTCTTCAGAATTTTCTAGTTGTTCTATAGCCTTATTCAGGACCTTAATGTAGAATTCAGCATCAGCTTTATTAATTATCATCTTTTCAAATGTATTTTCTTTAATCCCTCCACCAACTACTACACTTTGAAATGACTGTGTTAACTTTTGATTTATTGGATTTTCAAAAATTTTTTTCATTCGTTCATATTTTCTAAATGCCTTATATAACGTATTTTTGTATTCTTCCATCAAGTTCCTCCTTAAAAAGTTTCTCCAGTTATCTTAATACCTTGTAATACTACAACTTCAATATCATTCAATGGTTTTAAACCAAATATTTGTCTAGCTTGATTGACTGTTAACTCTCCATTTTGATACATTGTAAATATATTGTCAGTTACAAACCCAAACTGCAAACAATCAACATCTTCTTTCTCATTATGAGTGATACAAAAATTAAATTTATCTTTCATATCCTATGCCCCTTTCTTTTTTTCAACATGATTCGTTTGGCTTTAGTGTAACATTTATGTTTATACCACATATCTAACACCATCGCTTTTCTTAGTTGTTCTATAGCCAGCGCTTTACCATTTGTTCTTCCAAACTTTACAATAGCATCCATTCTTTGCTCGGGTGTTAATTTTATATACTTATCAATAAAGTCTTTATGATATTGGTATAATTTCATAACTTATATCCCTTCTTTTTCCTTAACATTATCCGCTTAGCATTGGTGTATTTTTGATGATTTTGATAAAATTCTAATAATACAGGATTTGCTTTAATTACTGATAGTGGATAATATCTCACATCTGTTATAATAACTTTCCCGTTTTCATATTTCGCTTTAACTTCACAAGTTAAGTCTGTTCCATTTGAATAATCAATACCTAGTAATCTTTTGTGTTTCTTATGAATACCAAAACACTTAAAAATCATATTTTTTTGCCATCGTTGTAATGTCATATATCCTCCCTAAATAACTAATATTACATTATCAATTGGATGTTCAATAACTTTGAGTCCCGCTATTCTTAGATGTATTACATCCATATTCATATAATCACAACTAACTATTTCTAGTAGGTCTTTGCCTATTACAACATTTTACGGATTGTGGTTTAACTTTGTTAGTTCGATCGTTTTTGTTAAATTCATTCGTCCACCAATTATTCATCACCAAATTTAATACTTTCATCTGCATCTTCTTGCATTGTATTAAAAATATTATCTAGTAACCTATGAAAATCTGTTAATCCAGCTTCCTGATCTTCGTCCATCTCAATATGTCTAGCAACACTTTCAGCAAACTTCTTTTTATTTTTTACTTTATCTTCATTACAGTTATCTGGATGATTTTCAAAAGCATAGACTAATGTATCAATTGGAACTTTTATTGTTAATTTCTTTCCTATTACTTTAACTTGTACACCTTGATTTTTTTCATCACTCATTCTTTCACCTCTAACGGGCACCAACTAGGTGTTAAGTTACTTTTAACTATTCTTCCGTATTTTTCACCGCGATTACTTGTTATCTTAGGATGCTTACAAACATACTTTGATTCAAGTGTATTTTTATCAAACCATTTACTGCTTTTCTTACAGGTTGTACAATTCATTTTTTCCATACCTCCGAAAATACATTATTAAAGTTTACTCCATTTTTATATGCATTGATTAATGTTGATTGTTCTATTCCACTTTCAGTTCTTTTAAGTAAGTAACTTAATGTTTCATTAGCAAAATTACAATTTATCCCGCTAATTAAACCTGCATAAAACGCTATAGCTTTTCTTCCTTCTAAATCAGTATCCATTCTTAACGTGAAATATTCAGCTATAGGATCTACTGGAGTACCATCTGCTTTTTGAATTATATACTTATTATATAATCCTTTAGGATTTTCATAACTCACTTTATTTCCTCCTTCAACCAACCTTGTAAAGAACGGTTTAATTGTTGTCCCTGTCTATTTCTTTTATCGATATATTTAATTTTTTCTGTTGATATAATAATCCCTCCTAAAAATAAATTATAGATTAGTTGTTTTATCTTGTCATATGTTGTAAAATTAAATAAATAAGGTGGTGAGAAAAATGAGCCAAGAAAATTTAAAAAAATTAAGAAAACAGATACTTTTATTGTTTTATCAAAAAGGTCTTGATATCGGTAAATTTAAAATAGAATTTTCTGAAGCTTTTAAAGAAAAGCTTTATGAATTGGAAGGTACAAACGAAAAAAATATCATTCATTCTATTTTTTATCTTGAAGATTCGGGTTATTTAAAGCATTCTAAATCTGGTAATCAGTTTTTTGCAGAAATAACTGTAAAGGGCATCGACCTAGTGGAATCTTCCGATGAAAAAATAAATCAAGTTTTCAATATATACAATTCACATATTGGTACTTTGACAGGTGATGTTTATATTGAAAAATATATAAATGAAATACTTGAAGATCATAAAGAGCAGCTGGATAGTATTTACCAAGAGTCAGATGCTGAAAAGAAAAAGAAAACTATTAAGGAATTAGCTACATCAATAATTAAAAAAAGTGGTGAAATATCCATAGATATTGCAACTAATGTTTTAATTGCATATTTAAATAATAAAATGGGGCTTAGCTAGACGTATGTAACGTCTAGCTTTTTTCTTTTTTAGGTAGTTCGAAAACTCCGTTTACACCTTTTAAAAGGTCTAAGACTTGGTGTGGCATGATTTGAATAATTTCAACATCGCTTAATTTATCGTATTCAAAATCGTTAATGTAAACAAATTCATCATCAACTTCCTCTACAAATCCTTTAACTTCTTCAAATTCTTCTTCGTAAGTATCCCATTTTATGTGAACATAATCCCCAACTTCTAACGTTTCAATCGCGCGTTGAGGGATTGATAGAAGTTTTACCATTGTTTCAAACGCTTGGACATCATTTTTGGTTCTTTTTATGCAATTTTCTCTAAACGATTCTTTGTCATTGTAAGTTAGCATATCTTCAAGAATTGCATTATATGATTTTATCTTTTTTTGAAAATATTCAATCTTTTCTTCTTTATTCATCACTATCACTCTCCTTAAATAATTTTTCAATTTGTTTATTTGATTTATATATATGAATGTTTGAGTATATTAAAGCAATAATTATTCCTAACAAAAAACATAATAGATATTTCATTCTTCATCACTCTCCTATATCCATAAAATAATATTTAATTCTTTTGTTACTTTGTTGTATTTAAAACTTTTAACATCTTCACTTAAATCTCTTTTTGGAGATGAATGAACATATTCGTTATCAGCATTATAAATATTTATGCTTTTTATAGGCGTGCTTTTAATAGTGTATCTTTGCATTAATCGGTATAATGTCATTCTTCTTCACTCTCCAATCTGTTAAGTTCACGTTCATAAAGTTCGATTTTAATTTTTGCTAGTATTACTAGTTGATGTTCTGGAAAGTCTACACTGTAATATTTAATAAATTCTTTTTCATAGATGATTTGACTTGTTAATAATTCAATCTTCTCTTGCTTTGTTAATTCACCCATTCTTTCACCTCTTGAATAACTCGGTTTTCGTGTAGTTCGATTGCGGTGATTTTTCCATCACAATTATAAATTTGATGTTTTATTTGATGGATGTCACTACTGTCTTTTATAGTTATTTCAAATGGTCTAACTCCACTTTTAGCACCTATATAATTTTTATCCTTAATATTTTGATAATAATTCCCATGCACTATATCTCCAACCTCTAACAAATCTTCTAGGTTGTCGGCTGTTTTGATGTCTTTTGTGTCTAATAAATAATCATCATCAATAACAACGAGTTTAAACTTGTCATCTATTTTTGTAAGTTTTCCTAATACAGTTTTTTAACGCTTCCTTCAAAGCAATAACCTCTCGCCCATTGTCCTACTTTAATATCCATTTATTTTCCTATTCTTCTCTTCTCGATTCTCTACCGCTAATAATAAAACATGGATAAATTACTATAATACCTACTACATAAATCACTCCTAAAATAATATAAAATATTGTCATATTCCCCTCCTATAATAAAGTTTTTAATATCCGCTTATTTTCATAAGTCTTCTTAAATCCATTGGCTTGTACATCCCTTAAAGTTTTAACATCTTCCGCATGTCTTACCGGATAGCAAATTAGTTCTTTGAAGTAAGCTTCAGGATTATTAAAATCAATAACCTTTTTATATGTTCCTAAACAAACACTCCCCTGATCGTTAACATGTCCAATTCTAAGAGGATATAATTTAGAATCAGGATTCAATTGTTCGTTGTCGTCTATATAGAATAGATAGATTGATTGTTTCTTTTTGACTGCTACTATATCCGGTAACTTACATTCAAACACTAGTGTTTCATCTTTGCTTGATACAAACGGAATATAGTAAGTATCTTCAGGTAATACCATAATGATTGAATCTGTGTCCACGTCATACATATACGCATTCTTAGGTGGTTGCAGCCATTTAATCGGTTTCTCTGAATTCTTTTTGTTTAGGATGTCTTTCACATTGTCCAGTACCTTAATACAATCCTTTGGATCAATGTAACCCTTCTTTGTGAAATCACCATGTTTGTATTTTATCTCCGGTAATCCTTTATCTTTGATTGTCAATTGAAACTCCATTTAAAACAACACCTCATCTTTCTGATTAAGTCTAATATAATCATCCTTTTGTTCTAACCGCCTTAAATATTCGCTAAAATCAACCATTCTATCAAAATCATTCATTTGGTCACATATTTGCTCTAATACATAAGCAATATCTTTTCGCAGTAGAGGTTCTTCAATTCTAAGTAAAATTACTTCAAAATTTTCTTTGTCAGAAATTGCAACTAAATAATCTACAACATCCTTATAGGTCCGGGTTTTCAATATCCCTTGCCTCGTTAGTTGTTTCTTCTTGATTTCGTAAGTACCAGGATGTACTACATTTGTCAGCAAATCTTGAAATTTCTTGGTAGAAGAGTCCATTTACTTCCCTCCCTTCATCGATTAACCCAACATGTACCACTCTGCCTTGATATGAAATTGAAGTAGACGGAATAGTACAGTTCTTTTGCCAATCAACTACACCTGATAGATACCAGGATACTCCTAACACATATATTTCAGCATGAGGTAACTTATTAAATAATTTTGGATATTCAACCTCTAAGATGCTTCTGTGCATGGGTATTACTTTGTGACAGTTCCATTTTTTGTTTAGAGAGAATTCATCATTATATGAAAGTATCTTGCAAATTTCATTTATACTTCCTAACAGAGTGAAATCATCTTTACTTTTCATTGATTCGTACAAATTCATAGTTACTTCATTCCTATAGTTTCTAGGTGGAACTTTTGAGTCCTTCAATTTGTTGATGAAGTCCATTCTTTCGTTATGGCTTTTTTTGAAGAATGGATTCTCCAGTAGACTATCTAATTTCGACGACACGACTAATCACCTCACCAAAATATATTATTCCTACTCTTGTGGTTCCTCGAATATAATCGTTAATGAGTTCTAATGCTGTTATAGCTGCTTTTCGATTTGCGATTATCGTTTGATCATTACCAGCTGCAACTTCATCAGAACAACTAGCTTCATCTTCAACTACTAACTTTTCGGTTCCTGATTTATCTTCCAGAACATTAGGATCATATTCACTTCTAAAAGCACCTTCAAATATATTTTCTTCTGAACCATATTTAATGTACACCGCAACAACTTCACCGGTCTTTTGACCATTAGCACAATCAACGTAATAATAGTTACTATTTCCTTTCAAGTACTCTTCAATTAATTTTCTTGTTGGATGATTATCAACACAACCTACGATAATTTTCTTTCGATAATCCCAATTTTGTAATTTACTAAAAATTCCAATGGCATTTAATTCATTCACATATTCATTACAATAGTACAAATTACTTAACCCTAATGCAGCTGTAGCTGTATCTACTAAGCATTCAGCCTTAAATTTTTTAACGTGCTTTTTGCTAAAATGCTGTCTTCCTATATTTTTTGTTTGTACCCTGTCACCATCTACAAGATATATATCAGCTTTGATATCGCATCTGACTAGATCCTGGAACAGAGCGGAACCAGTTCCGCCTGCTCCAATAATCATAATTCCAATATTATTCCCCATAATCTATTACCCCTTTGAATTGCCTTGAATAGTAACCGCTAAGATCCCACGTTCTTCGTTATATGCAAAGTTTGTTTTACCTTCTTTAAATTCATAATAGCCATTAGCATTTAGTCTATCTATCAATTGTTTTTCGGTGTATTCAGTGTTTTCATCTATACCAATTTCATTGTAGATGTCGGTTGCTCCATATCTAAATACTTTGATGTCTTTATAGGTTTTTGATTTAGTAGCTGGAATAGTAGGTTTTTTCCCTTCAGGTTTATCTTCAGATTCTTCAACATCTTCGTTTTCTTCATCGTCTACTGGTTCAGGTTCTGTGACTATTGATGGTTTTTCAATAACTGGTTTAACTTTAATTTCTTCTATTTTTTCTATAATTTCACCTGATTCAAAATCAAATGTTAATTCTTTTTCATTATTTTTCATTTAATCCACCTCTATTTATATTATCTTCTAATTTTGGCTCTTGAGATTTAACCCATTTTTCAAAAGATTTAATGATATTTAGCATCTCAATATAATCCTTTTCAGTCATATTAGCATTAATGATAAAATGTTTGAAAAACTTACCTCTATAAGCATAAATTGATATTACATAGCCTTCATCACCGCTATATATTGAAATATTTACGTTATCCTTAATTCCATCTATTTCTTCATTTAAGCGTTTATAAAACCATTCATTTACACTTTCATAATAATAGTCATTTAAAATTAGAAACTTTTTAAGGTTCTCTATCATTTCTACCTCCCGCTATTTTAGTAACTCTATTTTAACCTCATAATAAATTGGCTTAACATGGTTTTTAGTACAAAATTTCTCCCGGCTCATTGAATGTGATTTTGTATGACATATCCGGCATAATGCCATTTTACGTTTATCTGAATCATCTATTGTTTTACGATTGTTTCCCATTCCTATTGTGTCATAGTGATGCACTTCTGCATACTTACCACAAATGCAGCATCTATTGTGTTTGATACATTTCCATTGCCACTGTTCCTGATCCTGAAATTCTTTTATCGTATCGTAGTTAAGTGGGATGTTATAATCAAAGGCAGTTGTAATTAATAAATCGATTAATAAATTTGCTTCTGTTATACTACAATCACTTAGGCTAAAGCATTCATGTACTAGGTCCATATCAATTAATTGTTTTTTATACAATGTTTTGTAATAAGCTGTTAATAACTTACTTACATGTCCGTTTACATGTTTTGATATGTCACTTATGATTGCATATATAAATGATCTTTGAGTTGCAGTAATCTTTCTTCCATCATCTATATCTATCCATGCATCAGCTACATCATTTGTAAAATACTTATCTACTTGTTGAAAGTCTGGAATGTAGCATAATAACCACGCTCCACCTTCCTTTGTTAGTAACTTTTTCTTTACTTTTATTTTCATATTTATTCCCGCTATTTAAGTAGCTACTATAAAGCAACTTTTATTTTGCGGTAATGAACTTGTCCAAAATCACTATAATAAATAGTTTCCTTGTCTGTAATACTAGTTCCTATTACTTCATGTTTTGAGTTTAATCGTTCAATTATTTCATTTGCTTTTTTATGACTAGCTAAATGATATTCTTCAGTATTTTCCAATTCGGTTGAATCTAAGTATTTTATTTCGTATATAATTACTGGTTGATTAATCAATTTTTGTAGTTTACTTAATAATTCATAATCTAAGGCATTTTTATTTGGTTTTTCATCTAATGCTTTTCTTAATACAATTAGCTCATTTCTATTTAACATCTTCTTTCACCTCATTGTAAAAGTCATCAATTACTTGTTTCGCTTTATCTAATGATTCTTTAGCAAGCTTTTGATTAAAATATTCTTTGTTAGTTCTTACTCTTGTTCTATAAACTGTGAAGCAATCTTCTAATTTCATTAATTGTTTATGATAATTTGGCTTTTCTTTTCTTTCCCAAATCACTTCACCGTTGAATGATACTTGCATGATGTCGTGATGTGGGTTTTTATCTTTATATCTTTCATATTCTAAATTATAATTATAAGATTTTAGAAAGTTTCCTCCACTTCCATTTGTGTAAAACACTATCTTATCTTGAATAACTGCTGTAACTTCACCATTTCTCAAAATACAAATCATTCCATCTTTTAAATCATCTTTTGTAAATGGTTTAGGGGTTATTAATTGTAAATATTTTATATTGATTGTACGTTTAATTTTTTTACCAAAACAATCAAACTCTATATCGCAATCATCTCCACCAATTGCGACAATAATACCACAACGATTTTTAAACCATTCCTCGACGCAGAAAGTTACTTCCACCTCATTACCGACTTTAAATGATGGGTTAGGTGTGATTAATTTTAGTTCATCATCTTGATATATCACTTCGCCTCCACCTTTTAATTTGTATCCTTTACCATAGTAATTTTTACCATATTCTGTGATAATTGTTCTTGTACCTTTGATTAATTTACAATATGCTTTTCTTATAATGACTTCTACTTCATTACCAATTTCATATTTCATTTGTGCCCTCCTTACTAACTTCTATATTTGGATTGCATTTATAACAATCCCTAAACCATGTATCATTTCCTTTATACTTTTCTAAGGTAATACATATAAAATCTTCATCATTAATCCATAGACCCCAAAATCTAATATTAGGTATCATTTTATTAGTTCCAAATATGCAAGTAGGATTATAATTTCTATGCAAACTATACTCTCCTTTTTTAATAAAACATCCTGATGTAATCTCATAATCTTTTTTAAAAATTACTTTCATTTTTTACCTCCTACTTCATCCATGATTGATAACCACCTGAACCAAATATATCCTCTGATTCTTTTTTAAATTTTTCGTTCTCTACTTTTCTTTTTTCATTATCTTCTTTAGTTGGATGAATTAATTTTTTTACATCTTCCACCGTATAATTTTTTAAAGCCCATGATCGTAGAATTGTATCTGTATATTTGATATTAGATTTTTTGTAAATTGCTGTTTCTTTAATCGCATGAAAAATTAGCTCTGGATCATACAGATCAAACCATCCTTTAATGAATTCAAAATCAAATGAATTTAAGTTAGGATTGATAGTGTTTTGGACTAAATCAACACATTTTTGAAAAGTCAATTTTTCTTGTGTGCGCGTGTTGTTATTTATAGAAGTAGTAGTATTTTCTATATCTTCTTCTACTTCTTCTTCTATTGCGTGACTTGGCGTGACTTCGTTTGTGACTGTCACGTTACTGTCACGTGACATACTTATTAACCCTTGTTTCTTTCTTTTACGTTCATTTTCCTTTCTAATTCGACCTTGTTCACGTATTTGGTCCAATTTATCAATACTTTGATGTTTCTCCCAATTTGGTAAGTAATATTTATCATCAATAATCTCAATCATTTCTAAGTTTTGAAAAGTTTTTAATGCAAGCATGACTGTTTTCATGGGCCGATTAAAAACTGAAGATAACATTTCGTCTGTATAAGCAATTGCATCTGTCATCATCAAAAGCCCACCCTGATTAGATTTGCCGCACATGCACAAAATTTTGAACCAAATTACGATTAATGTATCACCCTGGGGCATTGTTTCTATATATTTGATTTTTTCATCATCAAATATATCAGTTACTATCTTGATCCATTTTACTTCCGCCATCTTCCTCACCTACTATTTTTTCACATTCAATACATACATATGGATAAATAAGGTCCTCTTCAGATTTAAAAATTCTTCCACACTTATGGCAAATATAATCTTTTAATGGTCTCCCTTTATAATAATCCATTCATTTCACCTCTAATTTTGTTTTGCTTTCTTATGATTGTTTACTTTAAATTTTGCATAATCATGGCAAGTAGAGTGGCAGTTTCTAAACTTGCCATCTACTTCACCTTCTTAACAAGTTCTAATTCAAGTACTATTTCTTTAAAATCATTAAAGGTATATTTTAAAATTTGGTACTTTTTGTTATCAAATTCAATGATCATATTAACTTTTTTATTTTGATAAAAATCTAATACTTTTTTAAGTTCATATTTATCGTTGATGTTGATGGTAAATTCATCTACATTTAAAGTAGTTGGTCCAATATCACGAGCATCCTTTTTCATCTTGATTACTTTATTCATTAGTTTTCACCTCACACTTTATAATTCCATTTTTAAGATGTTCTTTTTCTTTTATTAATAGTTGATTATCTTGTTCTAATTTACTTATCACCATTTTTTGAGTTTTTGAAACTAATATCGCTATAGCGCATTCATTGTTTACTTTTAAATGATTTTGATATAAGTTTTTATATTTGGACCACAATTTGCTATAGGCTATTCTAAGCCCCTTTTTGCTTTCCCCTAGCTTGTACGCAGCGTAATCAGTAAATAGCATTGCTATTATCAATAAAGCATATTCCATGGCACTCCTCCTAAAAGTTATTCATGTTCATTTATTTCAATTTCATTATCAACAACTTCTGGGTCTATATCTAACTCAATTTCAGTTTTAGAAAGATATAGATTAACTAATAAGGCTTCAAAAGTACTTAAATCTCCAATAATCATAGATTTTTTGTAATCTACATCATTTATGGTTAATGAAAATATACGAGATTTATTATCATGAATATTAATTCCAATTCTATATTTACAGCTATATTTGCTCTTATCTTCTTCAGCATCTATAGAGATCCAATAACCACCATAATTTGATTTTTCAACATCAATAGTACATTCTGCATGAGCATATCCATCATCAAAATCTAAATCATCTTTATCCAGATTATCAGCAGCTTCATCCTTGAAATTCTTAATTAACTCGCTAAATTTATATATCTTTCCTTGGGGTGTAATAAATTTCTCAATCTCATCGTTCACTTTTTCAATTAATGTGTCGTTCATTATACCAGTTAACTTTCTTTGAATCATTTCAGCTACGATCGTGTTATATGCTGGTAAAGAAATATCTCCAACTGTAGGTAATACAATCTTACTTTTAATAATCTCTTTTATTTGTTTATAACCTTCACCACTATAACCAAACACATTATCCAGTGCATCTTTAACAATTCCATTAACATGTTTTTCAACTTGTTCATTGACATATGCAGCAAGTTTTTCACTCGCAATAACCTCAGCTACTTTTTGATTAATAATTTCATTTATATTCATTTCTTTCTCCTCCTAATCAATTCTTTTCGGTAATATAATGTGATTAACTTCTGTATAATCACTAACACCTTGAATATAAGCTGGATCAACATTATTTGGTGTTAAACATAATATAAAACTATCCATTCCCTGGGTGGCTCTCTCAATTTCCTTTTTACTGAACATAATTTTGTAATTAACGTTTTCAGTTTTCCAAAATTTTGAGGTATTTGGGTATTTACCATCAAACTGCCTTAATCTAAGTGTTATTACACCAGTGCTATAAACATTGTTCTTGCCATCTGCTGTGATTACTAGTTCAGTAGGAATTATTCCCTTTGCTGGCTTTGGAAAGTATCTAAAGTCATTAGAATCTAATAAAATATCTATATCTTTGATTTTGCTTATTAACTTAATTTTTGATTGCCACACTATATATGAGTTTGTACATTCGAAATATAGGTAATTTTCTTTGCTATATAATTTAATGAAAGTTAATATTGGTCGTGTCACGTTTCCAACACACTTTCTTGCTTTTGTAAATTCTTTGTAAAATGTTTTATAATCTACAGTGATCATTAAATAAACCCTCCTAATATCGCTGTTTATTGCATAATCTAATTAAAAATGTTATAATGATAACAGACATATAAAAATGTCTTGCTAACATTTACAAATAGTAACGTCGCCTAACTGTTGACTATTTGTAATCATTGAGAACTTGTTGAAGCAAGTTCTTTTTTATTTGTTTTAATATACTCATTTTGAATTGCTATTAAAGCCTCAGTATTTGTTAATTTGCCATATTTAGTAAAACTTATTGCAGTCTTAATATTTCTTTCAACTGAACCACCAGTACATTTCATTCTTCTTCCTATTTCTGAATATACTTTCATCGTTTTTAATGGTGGTTGTAAATTCAATTTAAAAAATTCAACAATACAGTACGTTCCTGATAGATTTAATTTAAATCCCTTTTTTTCTAAGAATTCTATTTCGTTCATTACTTTTCCCTCCGTTTCTTTAACATTTCTTTGATATTTTTAAACTCACTACTTGTCCATATCTTAGATTTTTTTAATGGATAGCACATGTTTATCTCTCCTTTCAACGTAATTTAAGTGGTTCGATATTCATTTTAGGTTCTAGGTTAATAACAACAGGTTTAATAATTTTATTTTTCTTCTTTCAAGTAATCATTAATTTTAGAAATTACATCATCAAAGTTTAAACCGATTGATAGTAATACTTTAGCTGCACCATAAATCCATTTTTCACATAAATGCCATTGGCCGAGCTTGTCCACGAAATATTCTTTGCCTTTGAAATAAAAATGGAATTCGTTATGTTCAAAGAATGGTTTGGTGTTTTTGTCATAGTTGATCTGATCAAAAAGTTGTCTAAATTGTTTTGGAGTTGGTTCCAACTAAATTTCCTCCTTTTATAATTAAATAATTCCAATTTCTCCCCATTTAGTGTAAAATTATGTCGAGGGGAGGTGATGAATGTGAGAAAATGTTTTATAGTTTGTCCTATCGGTGAAGAAAATTCTCCAACAAGAACACGTTCAGATAAATTGTTAAGACACATTATTACACCAGTATGTGAAGCTTGCGGTTATGAAACAATTCGTGTAGATAAGGTAAATCATAATGAATCGATTACCGAAAAAATAATTAACTATCTAGAAGAAAGTGATTTAGTAATTGCAGATGTTACAGATGTCAATCCGAATGTATTTTTTGAAATTGGCTATAGAAAAGCACTTGGAAGGCACATAATACATTTAAGCGAGAAAACTACTAAGTTACCTTTTGATATTGCAACAATCAATACTTTTCCATATGATTTAAATGATCTAGATTCGGTAGAACAACTCAGAGAAAGATTAACTCAAACTATTAATGCTCTAAACTACGATTCAATTGAAAGTATAGTTAAATCAAAATCATATTCAGAAAATCTAAATACACAAATTCTCTCAGAATTATTTAAAATTCAAGATTCGATAAAAAAGCTCAGTGAGTCAATTTCTTATAAAGATAATTCTGCACTTTCAGTTTTAGCTGACAAATTAGTAAATACTTCTAGTTCTTCAATTGATTCCAAACTTACCGAAACTATGCTTAAAACCGTCTTTGATGACCCAGATAAATTATTCAAATTTGTCGAAATAGCAAACAAAATTAATAAAAAGTAATTAAATCTTCTCTTTTATGTCATTAAATAGTGTGGTTAAGAAATCTTGAACCGTAGATTTTTTAAGCTTATCAACATTTACTAATTTTATTGTTAGTGAAATTTCTTCGTTTTTTTGTGTTTTAATTTCTTGTGAAAATATTTTTATAGAATTTTCGTCAAAATAAGAGTTTACAACTTCATCAACAAGTTGGGGCTCTTTTTTATTCTCGATCATTTGAACTCTCCTTTCTAAAAATATTGATATATCAACAAATTTTGTTATAATAATCTTGTAGAGACTGTAAGAATTTTGGAGGTATATTTTGAATTTTAAATTTGACTTAGATACAAAACAACTTATGAAAGATATAAAGCAATCTGTAAAAAAAGATTTACAAGATGGTGTTGTTATGGACGTTGATTGCCCATATTGTGAAAAACTAATAACTGACGCTGAAATAAAAGATAAAGTAAATTACACTTGTCCTTTCTGCCAAAAGGAATTTAGTGTTGATTTAGATTTCAGCAAGTTTTAACTATTTTTTACTGTCTCTACATTCTTAATTTTTAATTCAAAATTCTCAATCTTTGTTAAGATAACTTCTAACTCGTTTAGAAGTTCTTTTAATTCATCGATATTTGTTGAAATGTTTAACACTTTATTCTCGATCATGCTTGTCCTCCTTTATTATTATTTTTGTTTATAAAAACATTTAATTGGTCTTCACTAATTCGATATGTAGGTCTCAAAGAACTGCCTACATTAAAGGCTAACAAATCATTACTATGTATTGCTTTTCTAATTGTTTTTGGGCTGACGTTCCATAACTCTGCAACTTGGTTCACCGAATAGGATTTCAATTGATATCAACTCCATATTTAACTGCATATTCTTTAATAATTGCGATGAAGATTTCTTTAAGTTTTTTGTCATCTTCAATTACATCTAGATAATTTAACTTTTCAATTTGTGTTTTAGACATTCCTTTTTCTTCTGCTCTATCTTTTAAATTTTGTAATCTTCGTTTAATATCAGTTCCAGCTCTACGATCTAATTCTTTATACAACTTTTGTCTAAACTCTCTAAAGTTTCCTTCTATTTTAGCTATTGCTGTTATGACATTATTTGTTTGTTCTCTCCAATCATCTTTATATTCTTTAACAACATTTTCTTTAATGTTTGCTATATCTGATTTAACTTGTTTAAGTTCTAACTCTTGGGCTACTACGTTATCAAATATTTGTTTAAACATTTGTAATTGTGGGCTTAGATTAGCGTAAACATTAAAACGATTTTCTAATTCTATAAAGTATCTTCTAATTTGTTTACCTTTATCGTTGTTTTCTACCATTGCAATCTCTTTTGCGGTATCAATTTTTAAAATGTAATCTTTTCTAACTGTTCCACCTGTGCTCGTTTCATAATTTTGTGAAACGAGAGTATAGTCTGTGTTTTCAACAAACCCATACTTTTCAATTCTGTCTTTTATCCAATCAGCAAATTGTCTTTTGCTTTCGATAAACTCATGTAACTCTCTAGCGTTTACTAGGTGTTGTTTTTGATTGTTCTCATAAATTGGTATCAATTGATTTTCAATTATTCTTAATTTAATCATCTAATCATTCCTTTCTAGTATTATTTGCTATTATTTTGTATTGTTGTGTCTTATTTAGACACAAAGTCATTAAAAAAAATTTCATTTATACCTATCCCTAATACTCTACTGATAGCAAAAGCTTCATCAATGTAAAACCTAGATTTTCCTAACTCTTTTTTTACATATGTTGTTGTAGGTAAGTTAATTTCTCTAGCCATATCTTCTTGACTTAAGCCTTTCGTTTGTCGTAATATTTTTAATTTTATGTTAGCCACTATTCAACACCTCCTTTTATATCTTTTAATGTGTCTTCATTAGACACTTACAGTATAAAACATATGTCGAATTATGTCAACGCTTTTATATAAATATTTTCCTTTTTTTATTGTAATGTGTCTTTTTGTGGGGTATAATAAATATATATTAATAAAAAAAGGAATGATATATATGACAAATAGTAATAGTTTTTATAAAGTTATAGGCAAAAAAATAAAAGAAATACGGACAAAAAAAGGTTGGAGTTTAGAAAGACTTGGAGAACAAATCGGAAAAACTAAAAAAACTGTACAAAGATATGAGAATGGCGAACACAAACTACCACTCGAAACAATGAAACAGATTACAGACGCTTTAGATTACGATTGGAAAGACTTTGAAGTTTTTATGACTAATGAATTTAATAACACAAATCAATTTATCGAAGAACCAGCAACACCTTATGTTTTAAACAAAGGATATTTAAAAGTCTACGGCAAAATTTGTGCTGGAAACGGAAAGTTTGCATTTGAAGATTTAATAGATGAAATAATTTGCCCTTACCCAAGAGCAAAAGGAGATATGATTGCATTACAGGTCGATGGAGAGAGCATGAATAAAATTATTCCTAATGGAGTATATGCAATGCTAAACTTACAACCTACTGTAGAAAACGGGCAGATAGTAGCGGTAATAATTGATCATGAAGACGCTATGCTAAAAAGATTTTATAAAGTAGATGATGAAACAATTATGTTAAAGCCAGAGAGCAACGATACAAGTTTTAAAGCCAAAACATTTATAGGTGAGGAAATTAATAAGTTAAAAATTATAGGGAAATATATCGGTTATGTAACACCTTATGTTGATTAACATAAGTGGGTTTAATATTAAAAATAAAAGGGAGAATATTAAAATATGAAAAGAAGTTATATTGCATTATTAATGATCTTAACCATGTGGTTTGGTTTTACTGGTATTCAGCGTTTTATTAAAAAACAATATTTTATAGGGGCGGTATACTTATTAACTTTTGGTTTGCTTGGCGTTGGTTGGCTTTACGACATTATAAAAGTAATTATATGGTCATTTAAAGCATGGCCTAAAGACAAAATTCAGTTAATAAAACTAAAAGAAAAACAAATACAAAATAGACAAATCAATAAGGATCTACCCACTAAAAAAGAAAAAGAAAAACCAAAGAAAATAACGCAATCATCAATTGCATTTATTAACCAGTCAGCCTTAGAATACGAAAAATGTTATTTATTGCCTACTGATTTTGTTGTATTAGATTTTGAAACAACTGGTTTTTCGTATAACGCTGATGAAATAATAGAAATTGGAGCAATAAAATATATAAATTTTGAAGTAGTAGATAAATTTGAAACAATTGTCAATCCAGGGATTGAAATTTCTAAAAAGATACAATCAATAACTGGCTTAACTAACGAAGAGTTAAAACGTGGACCATTTATTGATTTTGTATTACCTAAGCTATTAGATTTTATTGGTGATGATATCATTATTGCTCATAATGCTCCTTTTGATGTGAAATTTTTGCTGTGGAATATAGCAAGATTAAATATTTCATACAAAAAATTTAAAGCAATAGATACTCTTAAAATGGCGCAAAAATTAATACCGACTGAAAATCATCAACTTGAAACTTTAAAGAATTATTTGAATTTAAACAATCATAAGTCACATAGTGCCACAGAAGATTGTTTTGTTACTGGGGAATTATACAAACATTGTTATAATTTAGTAAATAAGCCTATTGACGAAGAAAAAACGAAATATTTTAATAATGTAAAGCAAATTTTATTAAAAAATAACTTAGATATTAGTCTTTTAAAATTCAACGAAACACAAGACAAATATAATTTTATTAAATACTACTACCCTATTTTTGAATTTAAGACAGGCAAAAAAATATACGGACTTACTAAAAAATCTAAAGAAGAGGTATTAGTAATTTGGAATGAGGCTGTATTAGAGGACTCAACAAAAAGCGAGCACGGCAATACTAGAATTATTTTAAATAGTCCTGATGATATTTTTAAAGTAGCTGATATTATTCTTGAAAATTATCGTCAAGTAATAAAAAGAATGGAAGAAGAAAATCTGTTTTCTTGTAGTGGTGAATACTTAAAAGGATATTATTATTAATAGGAGGATTATATAGAAGAAATATTAACTATCAAAGATATAGTGGAACACCTTAAAATCAATAAAAAACTGCTTATAAGCTAATAAAAGATGGAATAACAACAGGAATCAATATTGAAACAGACCAAAGACCTCAATATCAAATCCTAAAAGAGGATTTTGAGATGTTTCTAAATAATAATAAATTAAAAGGGTGATATAATGGCAACCATTATCAAAAGAGAAGGCGTTAAAGGCACATCATTTCAAGTCAGGTATAGAATTGATGGAAAGCAGAGAACCAAATCGTTTGCTGTTACAGATAATACAAAAAAAGCAATCGAATCAACTAAAAAAGACGCTGAAAAATTTGCAAATAATATTGAAGCTAAAAAGACGCTTGGTGAGGCCAAAGATGAGAGTAATATAACTTTTGGCAAATATGCAGAAACTTTTATGAAAATTTATCTTGGAAAAAGAAAAACAACGACTAAAAAAAGTTATTTGAGTTTACTCAATATGTTAAACAAAGATTTAAGCAACAAGAAAATAAAAAATATATATGCGCAAGAATTAGATAATCTTTTTTTAAAATATCAAGAAAAGTATACACTAAACACCATGAAAGTTCTGTACACAATATTAAATTTAATTTTTAATTCAGCAGTTAAAAAAGATGTTATTTTATATAATCCTACAACAAAAATGGATTTTAAATTTATTGAAGAGGATAACATTGATAAAAAGAGTAAGGTTTTAGATATTTACCTAATTAATCAAATAATTAATTTTTTAAATTCATCAAGTCTAAAATACAAACACTTTGTACAAGTTGCAATTAATACAGGTATGCGTCGAGGTGAAGTTTTAGCGATAAAATGGATAAATATTAATTTAAAAGAAAATTATATATTGGTAAGTGAAAATTACAATAAATATAATGAAGTTACAAGTACAAAAAATAAAAGGAAACGTATTATTCCTATTAATAAAACATTCAAAAATACATTACTTGATATAAAAAAATATCAAGATGAAATGAAACAAATCTTTGGTTTAAATTATTGTGATAATGATCTAGTTGTTTGCCACGAAAATGGAAATTATTTGTGGTATGGTTCGATTGATTTATTATTCACAAAGATAACTAATGAATTTAGACACGTCACAGCTCATATGTTACGTCATACATTTGGAACCATGCTCCGAGGAACAGAAATAAAAGACGTTCAAGAAATGTTCGGACATGCAAAGCCTGAAACAACTGTAAATATTTACCAACATCATGATGAATTTAAAAAAGAGACAATTAACGCTTTAGATAAAAAATTTAAGTTTATTAATTAATGTTGTAAAATATGTTGTAAGGGAAAGACTCGCTTAATATATTTAAAGCATATATATAATATTCTATACATGATGACTTATTTTTAAATAATCAACATTAAGTTGATAATCGTTGATCAATTCTTCCTCAATACTTTGACCTATATCACCTGTAAATAAAAAATGATCTCCATTAAAAACAAAAAATAATACTAAAGAATTGTCATTACCAGTATTACTATCGTTAAATGGATTTAATACATTAATCTCAATTTCACCACATCTTACTTTATGATATGCCTGAATCTCAATAACGTTAATTCCATTCTCGGAGGCAACCTTTTTAATCTCATTTCCTAAATCTGAAGTATCAAATTTATTTAAAACAATATTTTTTACATTTATCTGATCAATTATATATTTATAATCACCTGCATGATCTTCATCGCTATGACTGATAAATAAATAATCTAACGTACTCATTTGCATTGACTTTAAATAAGGTACAACATTTCTTTCACCAGGATGGTAGGTTGAACTAGAAAAATCACCAATTCCACCTGTATCAATTATCGCTGTACAATTATTTGAATCACTTTTAATTAATGCACTGTCACCTTGTCCTACATCAATATAAGTCACTTCATCTATAATACTAAATTTATGGTAAAAAAGCATGACCAATAAAAAAATAAAACTTATTTGTTTAATCTTTTTTTTGACCTCAAGGTTTTTTAAAATATGATATAAACAAAAATAATAAAAACAAGTACGCAATACACTAAAATAGCCAATATTATAATCTAATATTGTAATTTTATTAAATAGAAAAATCAATTCTTCAAAGAAGATAATAAAATACTTTAGAAAGACCTCTGATTTTTTAAAAAATGTTAGAAAAATCGAAACTGGAAAAATGATATAAGTATAATATAATCCCAGTACTGGACTTAAGAATACACTTAAGAAATTAAAACTAAAGTCAAAATTTGCGGTAATGGGTAAAGAAAATAATTGGGCTATTAAACTTATTTTAAATGGACTTAACCATTTATTTTTACTATATAAAAGTTTATGACTCATCAACAAAACGAAAGTGATTAAATATGATAATTGAAAGCCTGTATCATAAATTAGAAAAGGATTGATATATAAATTGATGAGA